TTCTGTTCCAGCCACAGCAACAACAGAATCACTCAACTCACTCCCAGATGAATCGGTACAGATAATCACAAAAACGGTCTTTTCTTCCCGTGCCGCGCGGGAGGGCGGGGGGCTTGTCGGGGCTGTCTCTACTTCCGCCATGACCTTGCGCAACAAATCATAGATGCCATTTTTGGCATATAGTTTATTACCAACTGATACGATAGAGTCGCATATTTTACGCATTTGTTGCAACGCTTCTGCCGCCACGTTGGCGGGTGGGGCGGGGGGAACAAAGCCCTGCTTCAACATTTGTATTTCTTTGTTTTTTCGCTTAAGCACAATCCGCACTAATTCCGCAGGTGCAGTTCCAAGCGGACCGTGTTCTTTAATCATGCCTCCAGATAAATCCAGTTCATTCACTACGTCTTCAAGCATGTTTTCCAATTTTTCTTTTGTGTGACAACTCATATTATTTCCCCCTCTCTGTTTGTAGGTTTATCAGGATTATTTTTTAATCTCATTTCGCATATCCAGCACCCAAGCCAATCTTTATGCCACTGATGATGTTTGGTCAACCATAATAACACTTTAACCATCTTCATATATCAACCCTCTTTGCACTATTACTCTTCATCATCTTTGTTGACGTTTCATTTTCAATGAACCACTTACCCATCATAATTGCATCAGCGTAATTGTTCTCAATGCTTTTAGGCTTAGCGTCTATATCAAAAAACTCCTTACATCTATGACAAGTTATCTCCTTAGTCAACTGACCGTTCCATTTATTATACTTGATATTGTATGCAGGATAAAAAGATACTCCCGTGTCAGCCAGAACTTTAGCACAATAACTTTCCCAACATACAGATATTCTCCCACACAGATACGCAAGTTCTAATGTACCTCCCGACCGTGAAGCAGCCATACCCTTTGTCCCTGCTTGGAAGTAGGGGAACTCCTGAACGAGGATACCAGGCTTGACCGACCTGATGATGTTACTTATCTTGCTGCTCATCTCAAGACAACGGGTTTCCCAATCCTTGCTTGTTGCCTTAAAGATTCCATAGTTCCTCAACTGTGCTGAGGGGGGCTTGATTGGTCCTGTCTCAAAGACTGCATACCCCGTGTATTTCGTTGCTGTGTCTAACGCCATTAACATATTAGTATTTACTTTCATATTTTTCCTTTCATTAGTTAAATCTTTCAACACGCAAACAGTCAACATTTTGACATAGGATAGTTTGCGTTATTGTATTATATAATTGCATTCCCCCACATATTGGACAGTCCCAAACTTGCACAATACATGGAATGATTTTCACCTTTACCATTTTGTGGAACTCCAACCGACATGGAGTTTTGCAGAACTTCTGCCATTTCCGCTTAGGTTCAAACTCCTTCCCACAATTAAGACACTTAATCATTTTCTAAATCCTCCACTACCTGTTTAAGTTTTAACACATCTACCTCTTCCTTCACACACATACTTTCCCACAAGTCCTCATCCCGAACCTCCAAGACATGCTTACGGACAAGACTCTCTAACACCCGTGGCTCAAGTGCATCAAGCTCATAGGATTCATCTCCATATAATTCACGATAACTTTCATACCGAGAATCTGTAACCTTAGCAGGATTGGGAGGTGGATTATACTTTTTAATTTGGTCTTGATTGAGAGCTATACGTTTTACTTCTACAACATCCTCAGCAAACATATTCAATCTTTCTTGAATGTCCCTCGTCATGTCTATTCCTGACGGGTCGTGGTCTCCAAGATGAAAGATAATGGTAGGCTTATTAAATCTTCCATAGCCCGCACCCCACATCTCAGACTGAGACACATACCCACGGCAGGAAAAATAGTCTACATCCAATTCCCGACAAACACTCGAAATCACTCCCACAAGAGCGTCCTTCTCAATCCACACTTCAACTTCATATTCTTGATTATCCCACTTATCAATTTTATACTGTTTAGCACAACTTTTAATAATCTCTTGGGGAGATTTCCAATGAGCATTTCCCTTCACTCCCCGTGTCCTGTCCACTATGCTATCCCAGTCTATCACACCAGCTAACCTCGCATCATTCACAACACACCCTAACATATTGTAACTACGTTCTGTGTTGGGGAATAAATCACGAGCAACAAACTGGTAATAAAGTTGGCGAAGCGTGAGGTCAAACCCCTGCTCTGAATAGGTCTCAATAATCTCGTTTGCTTTCTGAATAATATCCCTCGTTTTCTTCCTAAAATTCTTCTCTCGATAACATATTTTTGGCATCTTCTTATCTTCCTTTTATTATTAGGCAACACTCTTGTCCCGTTTCTACCTATCTTCTCTACACAAATGCGTATACGCATAACTTTCAAGGACTGAGTGACCCTCAACAGTCAGCCCAGTTCTTGCGTAAACCCCTTGTTTCCGCAATTATAGGCAACTCAAATATATCCAGCTTCTTGAGACAATCACAATATGATTTTACCCTGCCTCTTGCCTGTCTGTCTCGCTTGACAGCAAGGTTCTGTTCATCGTGAACTACATTGAATCTATAATCCTCTGTCCCTTTCATTAACTTATCTGTTTCTAACATCCACCACTTGAATACATTACCTGCACATCCCTGACAATAATAATTTACCCCCTTGTATGAAAGGTCAGGAGGCAAGTAATAAACTGCACCGAAGTCATCGTAAATGCAACCCTCCTTTCTTATGACACCAGACCCAAACCTCTGGAGAGCAGAAAATTGTGGGAAGTTTCTCCGAATAGTTTTATACACATGCTCACACCCACTGTATGTGTATGGGAGTTGAAACTTATCAACCATAGTTTTATGGAAGGTCTTGATGCCCACCCCATATTGAACCCCAAGACACCCATGCTTATATGCTGTATAAACATCCTGCTTCTTATTGATGCCCTTGTAATCTGTACAATCCTCTGCCACATAAATGTAGATATTAAAATTATCATCCTTTCTGTACTGTTCAGCAAACCAATCCTCTCCTAAGAATACACTCATAGCGTGAGCACCTATCCTCGCCTCAATAGAGGCAAGGTCTAATTTCACAAAACCAAAACCGTCTGGGACTATGAACCCTGTACGAATGACAGGACCTCCAATTATATTTTGAACCTGACCTTTAGCAATTACTCCATTGTCACCATACATACTCCATGACCTGTACCTCCGTGTGATTGCCGCGGATTGCACAAGGTTAGGGTGGAATATTCCCTTCTCGTTTACCACGGACAGAATATTGTTGGCATAGGTATTGACTATTTTTTGGTCATGTCTAATTCTTTGGACTGCTCGGACTGCTGGTGAAAGGGCGTGGTCTCGGAGGATTGCATCATCAGCTTTGCACATTCCTGTCGGAGTTCTCCGACCTTCCCCTCTATTTTCAAGATGATTTCGTAATGCTATACCTGTCGGTTTTCTGCCTTTTGAAACTTCCAGTAAAGTTGCAGCTTGCTTTGTATTACGTTTAATTCTTCTGCCACCCAATCGGACAACCCGTTTAAGATACGGGACGTCAACGGTGATTCCATTGGATTCCATTCTTTCATTACTTCTGATGAGTTCTGTGTCTTGTTGATAGGCATAATTCTCCATTACTTTAGGGTAGAGCCAACAAGCCAATTTAGCTGTCATCTCTACATCGTGCATACAATAATTGTGAACTAATCTGTCTGGACATTTCGTCATGTCAAAGTCAATGTCATCTTCCCCCTTCATATCATGTTTATGAATCCACTCTCTCAATTCTGTAAGAGGTTTGTATAAATCCCCAAACATATAATATGAAAGAGATTTCAAATCATAAGCAGGTAGGTCATTCCTAAAATGCTTTGCCATTAAGTAGGTGTCATGGACTGTGCCTTTGACAGGGATACCTAATCTCTTCTCCATAAGATGAAGGTCAAAGGAAGCATTGTGAAATATCTTAGGGTGAGGGGTGGACATCATCTTTCTAAGTTGTGGGTCATCAAAGAAAAACATCTGCCCTTCTCTAACCTCATTACGAAAGTCCCAATACCTCCACCCCTGTCTAATTGCGGGTCCTTGTTGACCAGGAGTGTCATCTATTCTACCCACACACACTCGGTCAATCAGACAAGAATATTTATTGGGGGAAGAGGTTTCAAAGTCTATTGAGTACCAAATGTCAGCTTCTGATTTCATCATAATTAAATACTCCTATTTCCCAACCTTTAGTTTTAACTTTCATACCAGCAGCCTTCGCTGCCCTTGCTATTGCTTGTGCTAACCTTACCTCTACTCCTGGTTTCCGAAGAACGTACGCAGGATGGAAGGCAGCATAGATATAGATATTTTCCCACACTGTCTGCACCTCCATACATTCGTACCTTGTTATGCCACTTAGTCCAGTTACTAAGTTTAACGCTGTGCTTCCCATCAGAACAATAGCTTTAGGTTTCACCCCTTTAATCTCTTGGTCAAGGTAAGGTTTACACTGTTCAAAGCACTTGACCAATTCTGATTTCTTCGGTAGTTTGTTCTGCTTAGGGTGACACTTCAAAACATTTGTCACATAAACATCAGCCCTGTCAATCCCTAACTTATTTAAGATATGATTGAGCAACTTACCTGCCTGACCCACGAAGGGGACACCTGCTATGTCCTCTTCCACACCAGGTGACTCACCACATAATAACAAATCTGCATTTGGATTACCTCTACCCCACACACAAGCATTTTGTAATGCACTCTTATGAAGGAGACACCTCTTGCAATTTTTATTTCGTTTCATTTTGCCCCCTTAATTATAGACCAAACAAATAATACAATACCAATGATTGCTAATGGCCAACAGAACAATGCTGTCTTCCAATCAAAAGGTAAGTTGTCTAACCATTCAACTAATCTTCTTTTCATTTCCCCTCCTTAATTATTTGACCACAACAAGGACACCTCTTGCAATTTTTATTTCGTTTCATCTTTTTCTCCTTACTTAACTCTATAAGTAAATAGGCAATAAAAACCCATACGAAAATTGTCCACACAAGTCTCATATCTCCTCCTTAATTATTTGTCCACAACAAGGACACCGTTTTACTTTCTTGGTCTTTGTATTTACAGGAAGTTCAAACTCCAAAACATGGTCAACAAAAGAATCCACAGCAGTGCGGTCATTTATATACCAGTCAGATAAATCTTTTCCTTCATTGGATAACGGAGGACATAGCTCAACCCAATCAGCTACCTCACTTATCTTTTCATACTGCTTCTCAGCTCCTACTCTTCCTGCCTTATCATTATCATAAAGGATAAAGACTATCTTATCTTGGAACAGCCAAGCAAACTCATCATTCCAACCACCTGCCCCCCCTGTCCAAGTGGCAGTAGGTAATCCTGCTTGTCTTCCTATAAGCATATCCCACTCACCTTCAACCAATACAATTTTCTTCTCATTGATGATTTGATTTTCAGGGTACAACCTAACTTTACCATACCCCTTTGTGTTAAGGGCTTTGGCAAAATCTCTTTGTTCCTCTGTCCACCCCATTTTTCTGATATTTACACACCGATTGAATTGGTCATAGATTGGAATGGTTATTCTTTTGGTTTTTGTGTCATAGCCTATTCCATATTTTCCAATCGTAGTACTGCCTAATTTTCTCGTATTGAGAAGATACCTTATACAAGGAGCTTTCCCTAAGGTGAAAGACTTAAAACCCCCCCAAATTTGTTTTTTATATGTGTCAACTCTTGACTCAGGAATTGTCTTGACAACCATCTCATACAGTAACCACCGTGCCTTATCATAGGTAACGCCTTCAATTTTTGAGAAAAAATCTATGATGTTGGAAGCACTCCAACCACATTGACCACTATGACATTTGGCTTTCCCTTCTGGTGAAATATGAAGTGATGCCTTAGTGTCATCGTGAAAAGGACAGACAACCATTCCGTCAGGTTGCCATTCAGGGAAGTAAGTGTGGACAATTTCTTCTATATCCAACCGAGCCTCAAGGAATGAGACCATTTTGTCGTTGACTTTCATCTACCACCTCCTGTTTGTTAATGGAAATTAACAACTCAATCAGGTGCAGCAAGCAGTTTTGAATATATCCTAAAACATAAGAATTGTTATAGTTAATACTCACTGCACCCAATCAAGGTTTGTTATTTCTTTTTCCGTCTTACTTTTTTCTTCACCACTTTCTTTGCTGTCTTCTTTCCTCTCGTTTTCTTTATGCCATAATCCAAGTTATCATCCGTTGAATGCTTTGTGCTACTTTCTTTCTTATCCAATCCAGCAACATCATCACCCAACCCACGATTGATATAGACATTCATTCTATCAGGGTCTTTCTTACCTGCCTTGACTGTGACCTCAACCAATTCCCCTTCACACTTAGCAATGAGGTCTTCTGCCTCAAGTAAGAAACCATCATAGTCTATCTCAAATCCTCCACTTTTATTCTCTCCTGGAATAACATCACCAAGAATCCTCTGAATGTTTGTGGCACACTGTTGAATGCCATCAACTTCTTCAAGAGTAGGAGGGAAAGGAGAAAGTTTCTGACCTTTCTGGTCTCCCAATTCCACAGTTAGAGTCAAGCTGTGCCTTTCTAACTCAACGTCCTTAAACGTTATACCCCTAAGGCTGGACTCTGTAACCCGACAAGTGTATACCCCCGCAGGTACACTGTTGAATCCACCTCCTTTTTCTATTATTCCTTTCTGTCCTCTGAACTTTCGTCTTGCCTCTAATAATTTCTGGTTCATAATTCATCTCCTATTTTTTAATCCACTACCACGAGGTGGTGTTTTTTCTGTTCCATATATTTTCTTATGTCTTGTCTGTCTTTCTTTTTCTGTTCTTGGTTTTCCTTTTCTTCTTGCTCCTGCTGCCATTACTAATCACCTCCTTTTTTATTCTTATCACGTTCTTTTATCATAGTATCTGCTGCATGGTAACAGGCAGAAGCTACGTCTCCCTTATTCTTTGACCAGTCTACTGCACTTCCTGCCAATGCTTGTCCTGCAAAGTAATCACGCACACTTAATGATTCCTGCTGAGGAACAAAGGGACCTATGTCCCTAAATCCCAATCGTATTAAATCCTCTCTCACCAACTCATAAATGTCCACTTCCTTTTTCTTCGCTTTCATTATTCATTCTCCAAATATCCGAAGCACTCCAAGATTGCTTCGGCTGCTTCTTCAGGACTACTACCCAAGTCCAACTCAGCAGGGAACATACCCCACTGGTCTCCTGCCTCAATTCCTGATTGGCTTTCGGCTATCAATACATGTTTATCCTCTTCCTCGTTAGGGACAATATCAAAATGCAGAATTTGATTTACAAATCCAGCAAGATACTGTCTACTCTTCCCTGATATATTGAATGTAGCCTGTTGAATCGTGCCTCCTCTTATCCTCTTCTCCATCATATAGACGTGCATAAGAAGAATAATTCCTTTATTCGCACCATCAAGAATACCAAGCATCTCTCTTACTTCATCATATATGATAGACCAAGAAACACCATGGTCTTCAGCCCCATAAGGTGAAGTGATACCCAAGTCCACACACACACTATCCATTATAGTCTGGAACATAGCGTCTGCTGTGTCTATGATGATAGGATTATAGTCTGTCTCTCCTACCCACTTGAACCACTTCCTCATCTCCTTTGTGTCTGCAAGTAGATGACGAACTAATCCTGAACCTTCACACTCTGAGCATTTCTTCTTACCAATCTTGCCTTTACCTCCACACTTGGGACACTTCACTGATGTTCCCTCAAGCTGGACTCCACCTGAGCCACCTTCAAACAACATAAAGAAAGGACTGATGTCAAGGTTGTACTTCTTTGCCACTGTTCCAAGAGCAGCAGCAGTTGAAGTCTTTCCTATCTTCGGTGCTCCCTTCCATATCTGCTTTGCACTTTTGAAGTCCATGTCTTTAGACAACTCCTTTATTGCTTGTCCGTCTGGGCCAACGATTTCCTTCATAATTATTTCACCTCCTTTTTATCTTCCTCCAATTCAGGGTGCTGAATTACTTTCTTCCTATACAATCCAGCACACTCACCTGCATCCCACCCATTCTTATGCCCTGCCATCCACGCTGTGCAAGCAGGAGCGAATGGACATGGTTGACCATAGCGTTGTTCACATGATGAGAAACGCATTGATGGTATCACCCCTTTTTGACATAACTCTGTCCAATCCATGACATATCCAGCAACCATCTCTTTAAGATTGTCTAACGCCTTCGCCTCAATTATACGAGGTGGAGTGCGGAAGAACATATCATCTGGCTTCTCAACATACTGCTGTTGAACCCGTGCCTCATACTGAAGCAAGGCTTCGGGGTGTGCTACCATCTCACCCTTCTTAGGCTTCACACCTTTGCGTCTCAATGAGGATTTCTTGATTACATTCCAGACATACCAGTTAGGAAACTTGCCTGTCAGTTCCTTGAACCCTAATGTATAGACCAACTGTTGAAGGTTGAGTGGCAGGTTTGTGTAAGTGCCTAATGAGAATGAACTCAAGAACTTATGCTCCACAAAACCAACCTCTTTAGTTTTCTTATCTTCAACACCCAAGTCAATCCTGCCTCTGAATGTCACACCACCTAACTCAATCTCAAACTTTGCTTCGTTCAATATGATATTGAACTGGTCAAAGTCTTTCTTGTAATGAGACTTGTATGCGTAACACGCACCAATCATAGCTGACAGCTTGGCTTTCTTCCTGTTCATTTCTTCTTCTTCAACTTCACCAAGTTCATCAATCAGTTTGTTGACACGCTTTATCATATTCTCTCTCAACATCAACCCATGAGGAGGATTAGCATACCAATGAGAGAGAGCGTAATGCCCAAACTCCCCTTCAAGAAAGAAATCAGGTCGTGCCATGACCTCAACACCATTTCCTCCTGCTTGAAACTTGAACCATTCCAAACGCTCACACGTTAGGAAGTCCATCAACCGAGATTGTGTGAACACAATCTTGTGTGGTGTTGCTATTTCTACCACAACCTCCTTTTTTTCTGGTAAAACTTTTGTTACCTTCATTTGTGGTTCATCTTCTATTATCTTTTTCTTTGTCCTTGCTTTTGCCATAACTTTTCCTTTCATACTACTACTGTTTTATCATTACATAAAAACTTTCTCTTCGTAGGCACGTTCTTTTCAAACGTGTCCATGCAACAAGCGATTGCTGTTACAATCAAACCTGATACTGATACCCCCCGAACATTATCAGACAGCTTTGTTAATCTGTCCAACAACTCCTGCTGTTCCCCAAAATAAACATTGGCTGTCGTGTAGTCATTCGGGGACTTCAAATGTTTTATCTCCTTCAATTACATCACCTCCCTTTCTGTGTTTTATATTACATTATCACAAACTATAGCATAACTGTCAAATATGTCAAGTTATTTTTTAAGAAAAATTTGCTTTAATCCATTGATGGTCAAGCTCATGTTTTTCTTCTGCTCTAACATGTGGTATACTAATTCATCTGCACCCCCCGTCGTTACTATGTCCACGAAGTGAGTAACATCAGTCTTGCTTGTGATTCTCCTACTCCTGCCCTCTGCTTGTGCTCTCCTCGCATAGCTCAATGGATTGGAATAGAAGATTGCTATGTCAGCGTCAGCTAACTGATTGATGCCCTTACATAAGGCAGTCCTGATTAAAAGCACACCCCTCTTGCATTTCTTGAATGCTTTCAACTGGTCAACTCGTTCAGGTGAGTCCATTACATAGAGAGGTTTTACCTTTAAGCCTGTTTGCAAGAGTTCTGTTTCAGGAATATAACTATGCCATACTACAATTTTAGCATTAGGATTGTGTGTGATTATGTCTTGGACATGCTGGACTTTATAGTTATGCACGAACTTGACATTTTCTCCACGGAATACACCACCTGATAACTGCAATCTCTTGATGAAAAGGGAAGCGGCATAGTTGACTTCAATTTTTTCCTTGCCCAGTTCAGCAGCAAACCATTTCTTTAAGTCATCATCTATTCTCTTCTGTTCTTTGGTCATAGGTATTAAGATTTTATGATAATGACGTTTAGGCATCTTCACCTTTATCTTATCAACCCAGTAACATACATCACTACAGGCTGCCCTTACCCTTGAGTATGCTGACCGTTGAGGAAGCCACCCGTATCCTGAAATATTATCAGGATTCATGTATCGTAATCTGAATTGAGTAATAGATTTACCAAGATGTTCACCACCATCAAGGATTTTGAATTGACCGAACAAATCCTCCAACCTCTCTGTCATAGGTGTGCCGTTAAGAATGAGCCTGTATGGTATGTCCCTCACGACTCTGTTCAAGGCTGTGTGTTTGTCTGTCCTCTGGTCTTTGAACTCTAACGACTCATCACCTATCCACAAGTCCCAAGGGACTTGACTATACATTTTCCAACGAGCAGTGAGTAAGTCATAGTTAATACACGTGCAGATAGGTTGATTGTCCGCTACCCGAATCCATTCAGGTCTAACATCACACTCATAATCCGTATGCCTGTATATTTCATCAGGCCAGGTGTTGATGATGTTGTTCTTGTCTGACGTGATAAGGATTCGCCTTGCCTCAATGTGCTCTGCATAAGCCAGAGCAATTAAAGATTTTCCTGTGCCGAGGGGTAAGAACTCAGCACAAGGTGAGTGACTTTTGAGATAGGTTAATGCTTTCTTTTGATAAGAAAGCAAGGGTGTAATTATCATATTGATTTTCCCTTAGAAGGTAATTCATTCACCCAATGTCTACACGCACGTGCCATTATAACTTCCAGTGTATCTAATGTCTCACGCCTAACTTGTGTGTACTTGTGAGTGCGAGTATTCTTTGCGTACTCTAATAAGTAATTCCTCACTTTCTTTCTTCTCATCAGCCCTCTATTTATTAAATTCATAATCATCTCCTGTTTAAGTGGGGGGAGCCAAAAGAAAACCTTTCATATTGGTTTGTTAATTTAGATTAACAAACGTGAAAGGAAAAACAAAACAATGACTCCCCCCTGAATAAATTATTCCATCGTGTCTTTATATATTTTTCTGATTATATAATCCATGCTTATTGCTTGACCTGAACAACACCGCCCCCACCAATCACCATAATCATTATGCAATACAGGTTCGTGCAAATCTTCTAACTTACCAAGCAACCAATCATTCACAACCCACCACTCAAACACATCTCTATGTAGTGGGTCAAGGTCATAAGTTGCCTCAGTCATATCATAATCAATTACCTCATCTTCTTTTGCTTCTTGATAAGTGTATTGAAGATTTTCTATATCTTCATAATTAAATATCTCCTTCTCCAACATCTCACCAACGAGAGATGATTGACAACACTGAACGTTGTTACTAACAAACTTATCACAATCTCTTTGAAGCTCTATCTCTATTTCTCTTTCTGTTTTCTCCGTCATTTTAATCCTCCTGTTTTATGAATACTTTATATGTTCCACCCTTTGTGCGATACAAGAAAGGCAATCCTTCCTTTCTCATACGCATACGTCTCTTCTTACTCTTAACACTATTTATAAAATAAGACCCACCAGCCTGCACTATCAAGTTGATGAACCCTCTCTGTGTATACTCCTCCCCTGTTTCTGCATTTGTCCATGACATACAAACCTCCCTGTTTTATAATCTTATTGGCATTACTGTTGCAAGTAAATGCTTCTTGTCCCGTATAGTAAGCACGTTCCCCTCTTTTCCACCTAACTTAAATTGCAACCCCTCTGCCCAAGTAAGATAGTGGTTATTAAACCTTAACTCTTTACCTATAACCTTTCGAGTATATAAATCTCCACCTATGAAAGGGGTAGACTTCTTCACATGAGCGTCAAGTCTCACATCTTGAAGAGAACTTTCAGTAAGTTGCTCTAATACTATCCTCATATCTGGAGTATTCCCTGCCCACCTTAACTTCTCATCATACTTTCCTGCCTTCCCCTTGAATATCACCTCTTCCAATTTCTTCCACCCTGTGATAGAAATATAAGACAGATTGAAAGCAGCAGCCCCATCAGTAAACCATCTGGCTCTGCCTACCTTGCAAATAGCAAACCACCCCTTTCGTTTCAACCTTGCCTTATAGTAAGGTCTGTTGATTTTGTATATTACTTTTTTCATCTAATTCTCCTTTCTTATAGTAAATATAAACTTCTGTTCTTCTACTGTGCCACTTGAGAAATATGACATTGCATAAATATTTCCTACTACTGTTCCCATCATCGTTTCCGTTAACTGTTCCTCAATTTTATATCCCATCAACTCCAAGTTTCTAATCCCTCTTTTCACCATGTTTATATTCTTGTTTCTTTTCTTATCATAATCACTTAATATAATCCTGCTCATTTTTACCTCCCTCCTGCTACTGCTCTATGATTTTTTCTACAACATTTTCCACACACCTCACCCAACACAATCCACTCCAATGTGTTCATCTTGGTATGACACTGACTGCACCTATGCACAGTCCCGACTGTCCGTCTCCAATCCGCTTCCTTTTTTGTTGTGCTCATATTATTTTTCCTCCATTAGTGTTGGCTCATCTTCCCTTTCATATTCGCCAATATATAACTCGCCATCACAATCTTCCCATTGAGGAGTGGCAGCATAAATACATAAATTGTCTAACATTCTATGTATCTGCTCTGCTGCTTGTTCCTTATCTTCAGCGTTGGTAGTTACGGTACTACTTAATGTTACTACTTGCTCATATCTCATAATTTCCTCCTTAATTTACTGACATTTCATTCTCTGTTTCATCATCATAAATAAGTGCTTGTAATCCTTCCCCTTTTAATAATTCTTCTATTTTATCTTCTAACTTTTCAAGATATTCTGGTGTTACCATATCACGAATTTGAATCCTAATCATAATTTAACCCTCCATTTTAGAAACAATCATATAAAACATACCCTTCACCTTTTTCATTAGCCCAGATAATATCTTCCATAATTGCATCTCGGATACTATCTTCTAATTCAAGCTCATCGTGAGCTGCTTCTAAATCATCAACCCCAATGTCTATTGTTCCCTCATGAAACTCTACTCCTCTCTTCCTTAAAAATTCCACTAACCCCTCATCATTCCAGACATTAAAAGTTGCTTCGTCTTTATATACTAACTCATTTATTCTATGTGCTCTTATACTCATAAGTCCCTCCTGTTTTTATGCCATTGCTATACGATATACCAATGGAACTTTGTTTTGTATCCATCGCTTCACTTGGAAGCAATGCTTCTTTGTTTTACTCTTAATCTCACAATCTATTGAACCTCTTGCGTCTTGCAAGGCTTCCTCCGTTGAGTAGAAACCCCAACAACTATCCTCTCCTGCAACAAACCCACACACATCACCAGAGAGATATTGGTTGTAAGTCTCCACCTCTTTCGTTAATGCCTCCTCTACCTGTTGAAGGGTTTTCTTATTGATACGCTTTACATCATACCACTTCCTTACAACCTCGTTCGTAGTGTAGATGAAACCTACCTGACCACTATCAAACTCAGCGTGTCCTTGTGGCAACAAGCCTTGAAAACTTCCTATCTTTAGGCTTATCCCACTGTGGTCATACAGGAACAGAGGACTAATCAATGCCACAGGCTCAGCCCGACAGATAGCCTCCATCAACTCCTTCCACGATTCATAATCATCAGTGTGGTAATCAGTCTTATCTCCCAGTGTGTATCGTCTATGAAAACACACCATCTTACCCAAGTTATCCCACTCTCGTGGGTCTTCTGGGTTCTCATCTTGAAATATTTCTATTGTCTTACCTTTGTACTCTTCTGTTTGAATAGCATCCATCTTGCACCTCCTGTTTTGTTTTGTTAATTTTTTCTTAACGAAATATATTGACTCGCTTTCCCCTTTACACGCACATGACCATCATTGTCCAAAGCAATGTCAGTCTTGTCCTTCGTTATATGCTTGTATAATAAATCTTGAAAAGTAATCTTTTGTTTTTTATCATTTTGTTTTTTCATAATTATTTAATCTCCTAATCCACACACCTTGAACCATTTCTCATTATTGAATTTAGGGTTATCCTCTGTCAATCTCATACCTATTCGTCTGGCAATATAATACTTGTCACCCTTAGCCAGGATTAACGCATGGATAACCTCTGCCAACATAACATAATCTTTCTTTGTCATTTTTCCTCACCCCCTTTTAATTTCAGGTTTGTTCACAACCTCTAATTGATGACGCTCTCTCGCACCTTCCAGAGTTTCCAGAGTTTCAGCGACAATCACTAACATATGTGTTTCTTCTTCCAACCACATAGCATTCAACGCATCACTCCCCTTATGCGGAACTCGCATCATGTCTTCCCAATGACGATGGATTTCTTGAAGTGTATTACCGAGTGCTATTCTTGCTGTCTGAAGCATTGCTTCAAAATCCAACTCCACTTTGTTAAAAGACAAGTTATTTTTTGTGTATTGCATTTCGTTTTTCCTCCTGTTTTATTTTTCTTGACACCCACCTGTTCATACCTTTTATGTCTGTCTTGCTCATTTTATTTCACCCCCTTTTTAGAAATAACTCCTTACCCACTTTACTGCTTTCTTGCCGTATTCACGTTCAACAAGTTGAGCCATTGAACAATCTTCATTTGCATCATAATTTCCAAACTTCTCATGCAAATATTTATCCAACTCACCAACATCAATCTTTACCTCCCCAAGCAGTATCATCACCTTATCAACAAACCTACCACATCTCGGAGTTTCACCAAAATATCTATGAAACTCATCATGGTATTTTTTCATGCCTATCGTCTCGTAACTTACAACTCTCCCATTATTCACTTTTGTCATTTTTCTCACCACCCTTCATTTTATTTTATCCTACAAATATGATGGTATTTTGGAAGCATACTTGGTTTATTTTTATAACCAAACATCCGCCTTAAATACCGCCTGTCTTCACGCTCTATTTTCCTGCTTTGTTTTTTTGTCATAGTTTTCCTTTCATAAGACAACCCATGCCAAAATAGCAAGGATTATCAACATTATAAAAAACACGATTGATTTAATTATCTGTTTCGTCATCTTTATCTCCTTCCGTTTCAGTTTGTTAAATCACATTAACAAAATGAAATGGAAGGCAGAGACCGTTTATAACGAATTGATTTTTTCAATAAGTTATTAAAACTGTATTGACTTGTTACGTATGAAACGGTCTCTCTTTCCACAGCCGTGAGCTATTAACCACTACGCCCTTTTTGGACTACACGACATTTGGCTTTGACATGCCTTGCCTGTTCCGTACAGGCATCAATCATAAACGCCTTACTCGCTTGTTATTGCTTTCAGGTATTCCAATCATCAGAAGTTCTTCACGCCCACCCGACCTGCTTCCAATGGGACAAACCCTGTCCTATGCGTTTGTTAATTCCTATTATCATTTGATAATCTCTATTATCATTTGATAATTGGAATTAACAAACCATTCACGCTTGGCTGTTTTTTGGCACAGCTTACCATTTTTATTCTTATAACATATTATAGCACAGAAATAAAAAAAAGTCAAGGTGCTAAAATGAAAGTTGCTTACCACTCTACGTTCAGGATAAAAAGCGTTTGATAATTTTTATTTCCATTTGATAATTTTTATTATCAAAAAAACATTTCAATTATCAAAAAAAAGAAAAAAAAAATAGCATGGAGTTTTTTTGACTCCATGCTATTTTTGTTTTTTCTTGTGTGATGTCTTATGATTATTATTTATTGATTACATAGCCGCCGCAAGTTTTGCGTCTATGCGTTTTATATCTTCTAACCTTGCTTTACTTCTTTTTGTTTTTTCTACCGTGTGACTTGTATCCAGTGATATATCTGTTATATCAATCATATCACTGATTTTTGTTCTTGCTATGTTATCACGCAACAGAACAGTTAAAATACTTGTCAGTTTTTCTGAAAAACTATCTTTTTGACTGTTCGCCGTGTACCTGGTCTTACTGGTTGCTGTATTATAATCAACAAGATTTATTGAAAAATGCTTTTCAAACTTCTTGCTATTATGTACAGCATGCGCCATTTGACGTGGCAAGCTCAACTCTTTTTTCATGTTTGAGAATTGAACTTGTAGTGACTTATCATTCATAGCATAGCCAATTACCAGTTTTTCTCTAATATACTTACAGGCAATATTGACAAGGTTTACAGTTAAGTTTTTATTTTTCAAAAACTTGTTTGTCTTCTTATCAAAACCGCAACCAGTAAACTCAACAATAGCCATTGCGAAATATAACCGAAAGCTCGTATTGCTTTCAGATAGTGACGCAAGTGTTTTTGTTGATACTTTGCCAGCGTATGAGTATTCTATAACTTCTTTTTTCTTTTTTGTTTTGTCTTTTTTCATAGTGTCCTTTATGTTTGTAAAGGCATCACACAAAAATTATGAAGTATATGAATACAAGTTTATAATTCATAAACCAAGATGATTTATATTCATATCTTATATTTCAATGAACAATATTAAATAGTATTTAATTATTTAATATAAACATATTATTGCATAAGTTTAATAAATTGTCAATCAATAAAGTGAAAATAAATTGATTTATTTTTATGTGTTCTATTGTGTTCTTTTGTGTTCTTTTGTATTCATGCTATGAATAAGTAAGAACGGGATAGGGGAGAATCTGTCCCCCTATTTTTACCCCATTCTATCTTTCACAACTTTCACAACTTTCACAACTTTCACAAAACTGTAAAAGATAGAATATCACAACCGCACACTCCAGGGGGTAACATAAGACGCCGAGCGGGTCGCCGCCGCGACCCAAAAAAATCGCCTATGCCCCTACAACCCAAAAGAGTCCCTGGAAAGGGCGGCCGACCGGAGAGAGGGGGACTGTTCCTCTCTAATTCCCTATATCCCCTATGGTTCTCTCTAATTCCACATACCCGAAATCTCTCATTTTACCCCAATTTCCCTTATGGTATAATATGGTGTCGCATAACAGCGTGGAACATTAAATCTCTGTTTCCTCTACTCTAACCAATAGTATCAACACACAAAGCGTGGAACATTTCTGGAACTGTCTCAAGAAAGGGTCATATAAGACAGTTTGAGACAGTTAAGACACTATTTTGAGACAGCAAAATACCTAAAATACCCCCCATTTACCTTCCAAGTGTCTCAAAAGGGTGTCTCAAGTGTCTCAAAAGTGTCTCAAAGTGTCTCAATCCTATTAAGTTATAAGATTATATATATGTCCCCCCCTATAGGGGGGGCCATATATATAAATAATACTATAACTTAAGACAGCCCACTCGGCAAAAAGGCCCCCAAAAATAAATCAAAGTTTTTTTTATTTTCTCCTTGACAAATTATTTTTTATCCTTTATTTTTTCTTCAGACGGAGAATTGTAACTTCAAAACAGGAGGGACGGTTTTATGACGGAACATAAAGGACGGGAAAAAATTGAAGAAGAGCTTGCAGTCCAGTTAGTAAAAAAATACCACCCGATTACAATAAAGGATTTGCAGGATTTTAAGGTAGACCCAAAAAGTAATATCGCGGGGTTGGGTTTTGTAAGAAGACAGGCTGCGACTATTCTGACTGGAAGCACAGGTATAGGTAAAAGCGTGTTGGTGGAACAACTTGCTGTATATTTAGCAAGTGGGCGCGATATATTCAACAGGATAAAAGTTTCACACAAAAATAAGGTGCTGCTTATCAATTCGCAAAATGATATGCAGACATTAAAGCAGGACATGAAAAGTATTTCATACTTTACAAAAATCAAACAGGAAGATTATCAGAAGAACCTCGATATACGATACATTCCTTCTCTTCCCTCCAATGAATTTTTTATTTTCCTTGAATATGTTTTGAAGAAAACAAAACCCGATGTTGTAATGATAGACCCCTATCAGGATTTTATCGGGGCTGTAGATATAAAGGAATCTAAACCTTTTTTTCAGTGGCGTGATACTATTGAACCTTTGATGAAAGAATATAACTTTGCCTTATTGACCACTCCCCATACAACCAAGCCCCAGGCACGAGATGGGTGGGCTGACCAGGAGATGGCATATTTGGCTATAGGAACAAGTGCGTTGCCGAACTGGTGCAGGGTAAGTTGTGAATTGCTGCACGAAAAAGAGGATGTCACAAAATACAAATTGCACTTTTCAAAAAATCCTGTTAGAACAGGAATGGTAGATAGTGGTGGAAACACAATAAAGAATTTATACATTGAGCATTGTGGTAATGAGTCCGAACCTTGTTGGAAAGTTTGTCTTAATCAAGGTGGAGCAATAAAAGTAAATGAAGAAGCATTGATTAAGGATATGGCTTGGAGTAATCCTTCATGGAGTTATCGGGAATTGGGGAAGCATTTGAAGTTAAGTAAAGATACCGTGCGAAGGTATTACCCTGAGAAATTAAAGACTATGAAAAAGAAAGAGGATAAAAAATAAATTACAGTCTCCTCCCCCCTCCTTTATCCTGTTTTGGAGGACCTATCCGTCTGGGTAAAAGGGAGGAGGCTCCTATCTATTATGAGTGAAATAGTATATATGCGTTATAGGAAGTTTCATGGATGGAAATTTAATGGTCCTCGTTATACTGTAAGGAGGCATTTAATTTCTCGTATCAGTAAATTAAAACGAGGGGAGGCGTTAGAGATAGATGAAAAAAAGGTCCACGTCAATATCAAGGACACACAAGACGAAATTGAAAGAGAGTTCCCCAAAGAAAAAATCCAATGGCTTAGACTCCATGGAAACGTCTGGCTCGTCAAAAGAGCGTAATATACAGACTATGGTTTGGGGGGATATACGTCGTAAGTCGTGCCGTTCACGGTTTCTGGCTTATATTAAAAACATAAAAAGTGCTGCACCCTACTTGACAAGAGGTGGGATGATTTGGTATCGGAGATTGTCTATTCGGGCAAGGCTGCATATTAGAGAACGCTTAAAGGAAGTAGACCCTGAGGGGTTAAAGCAATTAAGGAAGTGGGCAATGGCAAGTGACATGAGGAGGGCATCAGTTAAAAAATACAAAAAGGAAGAAGAGTTTATCTCAAACAAAGATATTAAGAATGATATGGTGGCTGTGCGAGATACTCAAAATGAGATGGAAGGTGTTGCTACTATTCGGTTTATGCACTTGGGGGGGTTGAAGAAGATTATAGCTATCTGTATTGCCGCGGGCTATAAGCGGGAAGAAACTGCTGCTGCTTTGAAGATTGATGTTACTGACTTGAACTCTATGGTTTCTGATGAAGATATAAAAGAAGCAGTAAGGGCTTTACCTAATGCTGTTATTGCTGCGGCTGACCAGAAAGTTATGAGGGATTTGTTGAAGGACACTGTGACTCCCACAACTGCTATAGCTGATATGATTTCTCAAAGACGAAAGAAACTTATAATAGACGCTCATGCTGAAGGTAGGGTGGGAACGAAAGAGAGTGCTTCTTTGCAGGAGAAGCGGGAAGAAGATGTAGCACAAAGATTTGGGGTAGATAGAAAGAAGGGGGAAACTATAAATGTTGAAGCAAAAGAAGATACAAAAAATAAATAAGAAAATATATTTGGGGGAGTATTTTCTTAATGGGTTTAAGCGGAAGGTTTATCTACTTCCTGATTCCTGTTCCGCACAGCATAAATGGCCTCAGAAAAATGATAAAGAGATATTGCCCCGTTTTGAAATTGGGATTGGTGATGCCTTGAGGACTGGATGTCTTTTTGAGTTTTATGAGAATCTCCTACATGAGTTTTTTGAAACTGAGGCTACTGAGATGATGTTGAGTTTTGAGGGGACATTTCAGACTACACATTCTGCGGATGTTCGTTATCTTTTTATGTCTCACGCGAATTTTTCAGAATTGTGTTCAAGGGTTGCAGATACATTTACTGCATTATTGCCTGATGCCCTTCGTGAAATAAACAAGAGGAGAAAACTATGCAAATAGTATCGCCAAATAAACCTGTGGTTGCGTCTATGGGAAAAACGACAGTGACTTATAGACCTTTCTGTAGATACATTGTGTCTGACTATGAGGCTATGTATTTGATAGAGTTTGCGAGAAACACAGAATGGACAAAGAGTTCCTTCAATCCCTATGAGCATAGGTATGGGGGGCAGGATTTGAATGGGAAGAAAGTTTGTATTTATCGTCATACAGCTTATGGAGACCAGTTGATGATTTCTGCTGTGCCTTATTATCTTAAAACTGTTTACCCTGATGCAACAGTTCATTTATACTGTGACCCTGGCATAGTTGATATGTGGGGAGGCAACTCTTACGTGGGAGGAGCAGCTCTGCCTTTGCCTATTCCTTTTGATGTGGCTCGGTCTTATGACTATCATATTTTCTATGAGGGAATGCTGGAGAACAATGGCGAGCATGACCAGAATTGTTGTTATGATGATTTTTTTGAAACAATAGGGTTAATGGATGTTCCTGTTCAATTCAAACGTCCTCATCTTGTAGTGAGGCCTGACGACAGAAATGGTGTTAGGGATTTAGGGCTTGACTTGGAAGGAAAGTATTTGGTGTATCATTTAGCCCCAGCAAATAAAAATAGATGTTATCCTCCAAAAAAAGGAATGGATTTTATTAAGATGTTTTTGAAAGAGCATGAAGATTGGAGAGTTTTTATTGTAGGTAAAGTTGGAAAGGATGAGGCTTGGCAAAAAGAGTATGAAGAACTTATTCCTGAGTGCCATAATGTGGTGAACTTAATAGACAAGACGGAAACCTTCAGGCAGCTTATCCCAATAATACAGACTGCGAGTCTTGTTGTATGTCCTGACTCTTCTGTCCTTCATTTGGCTGCTTGTTTCCCTGATGTCCCTATAATCTCATTGTGGGGAATTTTTCATCCGAATGACCGAGCAAAATATTATCCAAATGACCATCCACTTTTTAAGTTTGATGCTTGTCCTTTTGCTCCTTGTCATAACCACGAGTTCAGTTTGCCTTTACAAAAGTGTAGGCAGTCTGAGGGTTGGAAAGATGGTCAGCAGTATTGTCAAGCTCTTAATAGTATTGAGCCAGAAGATATAATGAAAAAAGTAAAGGAGTTAATATGAAGATATTCATAATCTCGTGCCACAGTAGCCTTGAATATGACCAAGCTATGATGTTCTTGAGGATGGGGCATCAAGTAGCAGGGTCTTTTGATGTTGGGAGCTCTCAGAAACCAAAAATAAAAGGGTGTACGGATGTGTCTCATAGTATTGAGGATGCTTATAAAGAAGCCGACATGCTTGTCCTTCATCAAGTAGAAGACTATGCTACTGTGTTTGCGCGCCACGTTCATGCTATGTACCCCCGTCCTGTTGTGTTGACTTACTTTGGTCAGGGGTGTGAGGAGCAGCATAGACAGGTGGTGGTTACTTTGCGTAATGACATGAATGCTTTTGTTGTGTGTTATAGTCATAAGGAGGAAAAGATTTTAAGTGAGATGGGAGTACCTTCAGATAAAGTAAAAATGATTAGGTTTGGAAAAGATTTGTCTGAGTTTGGACAGTATGGTGGCTGGACAGGATGGTTGCCTATTTGCTTCATGTCTTGTAATTCACTAAAGAAGCGGGGTGAGCCTGAAGGTGGGGGAATGTCTTGGAATGTCGCAAAGGAACTAATTGATTCTAACTTACCCCTTGTGATTGGAGGAAAGGAGAGTCTTGAACTTTCTTGTGGAATAGGAGAACTTTCGTGGGATGCTCTTCGCTCTATGTATCGTCAAGCTCGTTGTTATCTTTCACTTGGAACAAAACCTGCTCCTTATGTTTTAACGATTGTAGAGGCTATGTGTACAGGGACTCCAACCATTGCTTATGATAATGGGTGTGGAATCGCAGATGAAGGGTTAGGTTGTCTTGTTGCACATAGTAAGAAAGAGGTTTTCTCAATGGTCAAGGCTTGTATGGATATAGGACATGCGAGATGTTTAAGTAAAAAGATGATTGTATCCTCAGAAGCCTTCAATATGGAAACTGTGGCACAGCAATGGGCTGGCTTTATGGAGAAAATGATATGAAATTTTTAGCGGACCACCATCACGGCGGGGCAGCGAGAGCACAAGTTTTGTTGTTGGATCATAGATTGGGGCATCAAGTTTATTTTCCAAGTGCTCGATTGGTAGATGAATTGGGATTAGATAAATCTCTTATTCTTCCTTGTATGTCAAGTTGGGCTAAAGGGATAGGAGGTATTCCTTCTGGTCTCCTTAATGATGATGGAACATACCCCTATCTTGTTCACTCATTAGATGAACTAAAAAAAATTGAATGGGACGCTTTTCTTATTACTCGTGTAGAGACTCAAGAAATGTTCAAGGGATTAAAACGAGAATACTTCCCTGGTCGTGATATAAAGATGATTGCTCTTACAGGGAATGACGCTTGTACTTTTGATTATAGTTGGATTAAAAATCTTATGACCTCAGATGAGCCTACATATAATATAGCTCCTAACGACATAAACAAAATCCATTATTCACAAGAGTTGGGAATGCAGTATGGTGAATCTTTTATTCCGATTGGGGTGAAGGAATTAAAAACTATAAATTGTTTTATTAACTGTTGGCATACTTTTACTGGGGCATGGCAATGGAATTATGATATAAGTGGAAATAGAGGAAAGTGTCCTCATTGTAATCATGTTCCGAGTGATTTGGGAAGTCTTAAACCGATTAACCCTTATGGGATTTGGGAGGGGGCAAAGAGCCTTTTGCCTGATTATACTTTTAATGATTATGGGATTGAATGCAAGATGGGGTGTATTCCTGAGGTTCAACTTCCATTAGAATATGCGAGTGGTGCTTTGACTGTCCACATGAAAACTTATGATGGGTATGGTTTCAGTATGCTTCAATCTATTGCGTGTGGTAGACCTGTGATTGTCCCATACAAATTCCATAAGTACAGAACGGCTAATAAATATCTCATTCCTAATGTGACTTGCTTTGAGGCAGACTGGACTGCTGATTCTGTGTATGAGATAATAAAATATGTAACTGGAAACTTAAAGAGGGCAAATGAATATGCCGCGGCTTGTTATGTAGCGGCGAAGGGGTTATTTAACTGGGGACATGATGCTTTTAGGGTGAAGGAGTTTTTGGAAAGGTTGATATGAGCACAGAAACGATGGTGGTATATTCATATTGTGGAACTGATAGAAAGGCGGGAAGGAAGATTCTTCTTGATTCTTGTGACCATCTAAAGATGCTTGAGTGTTCTATGAAGTGGAATAACGCAGGGCATCAATATCCCGAACTTGTATCTTGTACTGCTTTTTCAATTCCTGAGATGATGAAGACTTCTTGTGCTGGATTGATGGAGGAACTCCAGTCTCGTGCCTTGTTTGTTACTTCAGAAGAGGTTTTTGAGCATGTGGAAGGAGCTGCATTTTGTATTAAGCAGGCTCTTGGCAAGTGTGTTGATTTGGATGTTGAGTATTTGGTGTTTATAGCTGAGGACATTCTCTTTCATAATAGGGGTGCGATAGAGCATATAGTTGAGACTCTTAAGAGTGGTTTAGATTATGTAGGGTATGGAGGGCAGGCAAGCCAGAGGGTTATGAGTACTCGTGTGTTTGGTTGCAGGCCTAAGAAATTAACACCTTCTATCTTTAATGTAGATTCTACTGTTTATGGGGTAAATGACGCATCAGGTCTTTCTTTTGAGGAGACGGTGTATAATAGGTTAAGGGAATCTGGATTACAGATTTCGTGTGATGGGATGAGGGAGGCAGGGGTAGCATATTGGCACGGACATGATTCATCTGCTATGTTTGAGGTGTATAAAAACTTAATGGAGGAGGGTAATGGAAATAGATGATAAATACGAAGAGTATTGTAATGCTTCTATCGTAAATAATATAGGTAATGATATACGGGGGCATTTACCCACACTTAAGTATTATGCTTCTATTAGTCGTCATGTTACTGAATTTGGAATACGAGGAGGCACATCTACTGTTGCCCTTATTGCTGGTCGTCCTTCTTACTATCGGGGATATGATGTCCATGATTGTGAGTGTGTGTCATACTTGAGGTGCAAGGCAAAAGAAGTGGGTGTTGATTTTAAGTTTTGCAAAGCTGATGATTTGCAAGTAGAGATAGACCCTACAGATTTTTTATTTATAGATACGCTTCATTTTTATGACCAGTTGCATAATGAACTACTTATACACTCTAACAAGGTTGCTAATTATATAGTGATACACGATACTGCCACCTTTGCAGAACAGGGGCATGATAATTTTCATCCTGAACAGCCAGGGTTGCGAGGGATGCGTTCTGCGATTGAGGATTTTATCAAAATAAGACCTGAGTGGCAAGTTTTTCAAAAGTACGAAAATGATAATGGTTTGACAATATTAAAAAGGAGTTAGAGATGCACGAGACCTCCATGGTTCAAATGTCAAAATTTGTACAAGAATATTTAGATGTTAATAAGGACTTAACTATTTTGGATGTTGGGAGTTTGGATATAAATGGAAGTTACAAGCCTTTATTCTCTAATCCAAAGTGGACATATTTTGGGTTGGATGTGGTGGCTGGCCCCAATGTAGATGTGGTGGCTTCTGCCCCTTATGACTGGGGTCTTGACATTAAATATGATGTAGTTATTTCAGGGCAATGTTTAGAGCATGTTCCAGACACTAAGTTGTGGATATTGGAAATTAAAAAAGTGCTCAACCCTGGGGGGATAGTTTGTGTTATTGCTCCTTTTATGTATTTTGAGCATAAGTATCCAGTAGACTGTTGGAGAATACTACCAGATGGGATAAGTTACTTATTGCATGATGTGTGTGGTTACACTGTACTGAAGGCTTATATAGAAGGAGCTGATTGTGTTGGTATTGCAAAAAATGAAGGAGTATAAAATATGAATTTCGTAAATATGCCGATAGCAACTTTTCGACCAGAGTATGAGCCGAAGGAGTATGCCACAATCTTAAAGATTGAATCTCAAATGCTTGTTATGGCTTGTGCGAGATTTGCGTGTCCTAATGTTTTGGAAATAGGAACTCAATATGGAGACGCAACAGCGAACATGGCACGAGTGGTTAAGCCTCTTGGGGGAAGGGTAGTGACTATTGATGTGACCCATTCACCAAAAACAATTCCCCATATTCAAAGAGAGGATTGCCGACCAAAAGAAGAAATAGGAATGAACATTCCCGAAGATTTAATGTCTTGTGTTACTCCAGTTCTTATAGACCCTGACAATCCCAATGCCCTTGATGAGGCATTGGATTGGCCAGGATTGGAATGGGATGTAGTTTTTGTTGATGGAGACCATTCTTACGAGGGGGTTAAGCACGATTATCTTTCTATAAGAAATAGAGTATCTAACAGGGGGTTGATTCTATTTCACGATGTCTGGTGGGATGTTGACCCTGCACCAGTTGATGGCCCATTGAGATTGATGCAGAAGCTTGGTGGCGTTGTTCTGAATCTTTCTCACATGGGATGTTTGCCTGAACATATAAACGAAATTGAAAGGAGATATTTATGAAAAGTAAAGTGGTGATTGGGTTGGAAGAGTGTATAGAGAGGCAAGGTACTGGTTGTGTGTTGTATGATGAGTATGGTATAAATCGTGTGGTTGAGAAGAAGGAAATAGCAGGTGAGGATAAAGTTGGTTTTCTTGTTATTGATGCAAGAGTAGAGCATCCTGTTTATCAATTTTGGCGATTAGCAGATGCTGATGTGTTAGAAGATAATTGCCATATTGTATTTACCGATGTGGAGGACTCCACAACTTGGAAAGACTTGGTGGATTGTTATGGTGGGTTGAGGTTTGGTTCTCTCTTCCTGATGGTTTATCGGGAAAGCACCAGAGTCGGGGTGTTCCCAAGTCAGCGTGGTATGTATATGAAGTAAAAAAAGTTTCATTTTTTTATTGACTTTTTTTGTGTTTTGTGATTTTTTAGAAGGAAAGGAGGTGTGTTATGCCGTCAGTATCAAAAGCTCAACAAATGATGATGGGTGCGGAATTGGAACGTAAACGTGCAGGGAAGAAAACCGTTACAGGTATGACTGAAACCCAAATAGAGGATTTTGCTGGAACAAAGCAGAAAGGTCTTCCTGTAAGGAAGAAAGTAGGTCAGGGTCATTGGGGGAATGAAAAGCAATCTGCGGGGGGAAGCAAAACTTTACTCACAGAAAAAGAAATGATGAGTTAATATGTAGTTATGCAGAAATTTGATGCTACTCTTTATCCCAATTTAGCTTTGTTAGATGAGAAGGTAAAAAATTTACTCTTGTCTGACGCAGCCAAAACTTGGGCTACTCCACGAACTCAATATGAGATTAGTAGAATCCACCCGATTTACTTTCTTGAGGAGTACGGGTGGATTCGTCCAGGTGAGGTTTATTTGGGTTCATTGAAGGAGGTAAGGGGAGCAGAGCCGATTCGTTTTATTCTTAATCCTGTTCAGTTAAATGTGGCAGACAGGCTCTGTGCTCATTTTGTCAGTAATAATTTCACTCGTGTTTTCACAATTATATTGAAGCATCGCAAGGGTGGAATTTCTACTCTTATAGCAGGTTTTGATTATTGGTTTCAGCGATTTTATAATCTGGATGGATTCACGATTGCTGATGTAAGCAGTCATACAGATAATTTAATGAGGATGATTCAATTATTCCAAGAGCATGACACTTGTGGGCAGGGGGCAAAGAATCCAGACCACCGTCCCCTTTCTACTATTCCAATGACAAAGAACAAGAAAGGTATGCGTTTGAGGAATGGTGCGATGATTGAGCAGGACTCTGGAGAGAACCCCAACCCAGGAACATCAGGAACAATCAATGTTCTTCATCTTTCAGAGTTCGCCAAGTTCAGGGAGAGTAGTATGGGAGACGCAGAAACTTCTCTCCTCAATTCTGTTCCACGAAAAGGTTTTGTTTTTGTTATAAAAGAATCTACTGCCTGGGGTCTTAATAAATATGCGCAGGATTGTGATAATGCCCTCAAGGGTAAATCTGCTTGGGAGTTGATATTTGTGTCTTGGCTTGATATGCCTGATTGTGAAGATGATGTCTACCCTGGTGAGTCTTTAGATTTAACAAAGGAAGAAAAAGAACTGATGGCTGCCTATCCTAAAATGAGGTTGGGGCATGTCAAATTCAGGCGTAGGCAGATTGAGCTTCTACAAAGTGCTCAAAGGTTCAGGCAGGATTTTCCACTCAATCCAAGAGAGCCATTTTTAATTACAGGTTCAACTTATTTCAACGCTTCTTTGATAAAACAGCGAATGGATGAGATTAACTTTTATATAGATTGGAAAACTTTAGGGTTAGAAAAAATCAAAGGCAAATACCCTGACCTTATTATGCGGATTAAGCATCACCCTCGTGGAGCGAATGCGGCATTGGCTCGGATGGAAGATGATTGTGTTATCCCTCAAATGGTGGAGTTCCATTTGAATGTTCTATATGATGAAAACCCCAAACCAAGAATTAAACAGCAAGGAGCGTCTTATGATGGATTAGTTTCTTATGTCCATACTCCTGAAGCAAAAACGGAAGATGGAGCAGCCTTGATGTTTCGTGCTCCCAGAAAAGGCAGGAAGTATGTTGTAGTTGTGGATGTGGCTGAAGGGAAGAAGACAGCTGAGTATGAAAGTGATGACAGTGAAATTCGGGTTCTTGATTGTTTTCGCCGTGAGGAGGTTCTTCAGTGGGGTGGTATTTTTGATGAAGAGATGACTGCTGATTATGCAGTAAGGATTGCTAAAGTCTACAACGATGCCTTGATAGTTCCAGAGATGAATAATAAATGCGGAGGGTTACTGTGGGGGTATTTGCAAAAATCAAAATATCGTAATTTTTATTATAGAGAAGCAATATCAGGCAACAAAAGAAAAAGGGAACCTGGGTGGGATACGAAGTCAGGAATAAAAAAGGAAGTATGTGGTCAGCTTAAACTTGATTTTAAGAACGGAGACTGTTTAATTCACAGTTTGAAAACACTTGAACAGATGTTATATTTTGTGGATAAAAAAGGAAAATTGGAAGCAGCAGTGGGACACAAAGATGATGCGATTACTTGTCTTTCAGTAGGGTTGAAGGTGATTTCTATAACTCCTGCTCTGCGTAAGCGGAAAGAGGATGAGAAAGGTTTCGTGCCATTACAAAGTTCTTATGTAGTTCCTTCTGCTACGATGCCTCAACCTGCATCTTTTGGTGAAGGAAAACGAATACATGATGAAAGCGTTGTAAGTAATTATTTATAAATGAGGAGTAAATTATGCCAGAATTAACACCAATAGGTCCAGATACAGCAGTGCCAGCTCCCAGTGAAGCGGTAGTTTCTGAAGATATTCCTTCACAAGAGGGGTTGTTAGGTTCGGGAAGAGGGGCTGATTTAGGTAAGGTAACTTTTGAAGATTATTTCCCAGAGATTGATATAGATGAGGATGAAGAGCAAATTTTGTCCACTTGGTTTGAACGGGATTTAAGAAGTTGTGTTAAAAATATAAACGCGTATAAGTATAAATGGGCAATGTATCGGGCTGTATATATGCTTGAGTATGTACAAAAGTATTACCCCGAAATTGAAGCAGGGGCTGATTATGCCTCAGGTCTTTTGTGTGAGAAAGTTTTAGAGGGAATGGACAGAATGAAAAAGTCTGTCTTTCGTGCTGCACCATATTTTAATCCCGACTTTAGAACTACTGGTTCTTCAAACGATGTTGACTTCTTCAATAGAGCACAGTGGAGCCTTCACACAATGTTAGATGATTTAGGGGTTTCTGATGCGATAGGGGATGCGGGATTTTTTGACTTTGTTACGGATGGTTCTCTTATTATAGAAGCTGATAATATTTATGAAAAGGTTCCACAACGAACTATCAAGACTTATACAGATATGGATGCGTTAGTTGAGGATGAAGAAAAAATACTTGACCAGTCAAGACTTGAACAGGCGTATGATGATTTGACAAACAAGGGAGTTGCCCGTGTGTTGATTGAAGAGGATGTGGTGACAAAAAACGGATTGCAATTTTTCCGTGTTGATAAACTTGACCACTTAGTTCCTCAGGGTGTTTTAGATGACTCTGATATTAAGTTCAGAGCAAGGCGAATGTATCTTACTAAATCTGATTTGCGGCTGTTAGCCAATGATGATGTGAATTGGTATGATAAGAAGAAGGTAGAGGAAGTAATAAATGAAAGGAACGTAGCCAGAGGTTATCGTGGTATGGGAGCTGATGAAAAAGCAACAGAGCAGTTGCGGGCAATGTCTGATAATTACTCATTGATGTATCATTGGCACGAGGAAGATGACGAGTTAAAGGCTAATGCTCAAACTCAGCCTTACACAGATGTATATGCTATCTATCGGGTTCTCTGCAAGTATGGGTATAAGACTAAAAGTGACCCACAGGGAGTGATACCAAAATATTGTTTATTTGATTACTCTCCTGAAGGACGGAAGATTCTTCGTGCAGTGACTTATCCTCACTTCAAGGAACGGCGTAATTATTTTCACTTCAAGTTGGGGTATGCTCCTAAGAGTTATTATGGGTTTGGCTATGGTGCAAGATGTCTTCAGGATGATTTCTTAGAATCAAATGCAGTTGGTTTATTTATGAACACAGCCGCATTTGCTTGTTTCAATCCTTATATTTGTAGACATCCAGATGCTGGCGGAAGGTTTCCTTTCACAGGAGGTTTTGGGCCTGGCAAGATAGGGTATGCTATGGACCCTCAGACTGACTTCTTCCAAATGAAAATAGCTCAGCCAAGTGAAGCATTACTTCGTAATATTCTTCCTATTGTGAGGACACATTCAGCAAATAAAACGAGTGTGACCTCATTAGTTCAAGGACAAACGGAATCAAGTGACCCTCGCTCTCCTGCCGCAAAGACTTCTATGTTGTTAGGGCAGGCGAGTGTTGGACTTGATGTAATGATAGGAGATTGGGGGAGAACTGGGTGGGAGCCACTTGCTGCCTTTACTTGGTTTTCAATGTATGAACAAGCTGTGTTTGCAGTAGAGCATGGAGTAGATGTGAAGAATGCTCTTAATGGTCTCGTGGTACTTGGAGGAGATGTTACAGGTAAAGAAAATGTAATAACGATGGATGAGTTGAAAAGAAATGTTAAATGGAAAAGTGGAGCGTCATCTGATTATTTGAATCCAGAATTGAGGGTCCAAAGATTCATTCAACATTTTATGTTCTTTATGCCTCTGTTGAAAGAGATGGCACAATTCAGTCCTGATTTATACAAGACTTATTTTATGCGGTGGATGAGTCGTGCCTCTCAGGAGATGGATTTGCCTGGTTCTGCATTTCTTGTTCCGACAGCAGATGAGATTAAAAACATTCCAAATGATAATTTACAGGGCGTGTTGGAAAATCTCGTTTCTAATGCACAATCGGGAGCCGTGCCCGGGGTACAAAATATAATGGGTGGTGGAACAGCTAAAGCAGGAGGAAGGTAATGTCTACATTATTAAATTCTATAAGTGACCCGTCACAGTTTCTTGACCCTCTTCATAGAGTGGATGCGGTGAAAGAAGGAACTGAGGAGGAGACGAAAGTTATTGAAGAGCGATTGGCTAAATGGAAAGCATTCTCTCAAACTCGTAATGGGAGAATTACAATAGAGTTAGCTGGTCCTACTATTGATTATTTGACAGGGGAGATTTGCAAGAGTGTTATGGATTTTCCGAATCTTTCTATTGGACAGTTTGAGGCTCGTAGGAATACTCTTATAGGTGAGCTTCGGGTATGGAGTGACATTAAGAGTAATAGCGACTTGTTAGAGCGGCGATTAAACGAACTCGCAGAGAAAGAAAAAGAAGATGAGGTGAAGGAGATTCAAGACGCAGAGTCTGAGATTTCGCCTGAGGTGCAAAAATATGCTGAAAAATAGTTTCATTTTTTTATTGACATCTTTCACGTTTTATGATTTTTTAGTATTAAATAGTTAAATAGCCAACTACAGGCAATATGTAGTAACAAACAAATGAGGTAAAAAAGATGGCAGAAAATCAGAACCTTGCTGATGCAGATGAGTACAAAGCACTTATGGATTCATTGGAAGAGGATGATGAGTTAGATGACGCTCTTCCTGATGATGATGATAAGCAATCCAAAATTGGTCACGCTTTTGCACAGAAGAAGCGGGCTAATAAGGAGGCTGCGGCTCTAATAAAAAAACAACAGGATGAGTTGAGCGAATATAAAAAGAAGGACGCTGAGGCACAAAAAAGTTTGGAGACTGTTCCTAAAGTTGACACTGCTGCGGTAGACCGAGCAAGTCAAATTAAAAACATTCTTAATGGACTTACAGTCCGTGCTATGCAGGGGTTAGGAATCTTTCAGATTACTACTCCTGAACAGCAGGAAATGGTTCGGATGGAACGTGACCGCCTGTATCTTCAGCAGGCTAACGCATTTGAGGCACAGGAAAAAGCGAAACAGACTGCTCCTCAAATCATTGAAGATGCACTTTCAGAGTATTCTCAGTTAAATGAGGATGATGTAAAAGTGCTCAGGGGTCGGTTGAACAAACAAGAGATACTTCAGCGAACTGATTTGGGCGTGATAAGAAGGGAAGTTGCTCTTTATCTTGGAGAACAGAGTTTGTCAGTGGTCAACAAGGATGAACTCGAAGAGGAAGAGATAGAGGAGAACAACCAACTTTCCGCAGCTCAAAAAGCAGAGGGAGCCACTTCAAGTGTAGCAGCAGCATCGGCTGTTAAAACTGGACAGGTTCATAAAGGGGTTAAGCCTGGTAAGAAGAATGCCAAGCCTGGACCTGCGCCTGCCAAACCTGATGAACTCGCTACAATGAGAAAACTTGGAATGACTGACCTTAACGCTTTTCGGGAAGCACAAGCCCTAAAAGGTAAATATAAAAGCCAGTAACTAACTTGCCTGTTTTACAGTGTTCGTTAAGTTATTGGCTAAGTTAAGGGGATTATTATGACAGAGAAAGTCGATAACTTTACGGACCCTGCCTGTCGTTGTCACGATGGTGTAGACCGTATCCAATGGGTGGAAATGGACGGAGGCGTCACATTCCCACGCAGAGGTGGTAAAGGTGTTATGCTATGTGGCAGATACCGTCATGCTAACGCTGACTCTTCGTCTCTTGCTGGATGGCTTGAGTGTGAAGCGGCTGGTGTGACTGGTGGACATCCTGATAGTGTAACGTCTGGCGACAGACTCCCTGTTAATTTTGGGTTGGATAAAACCTGCGTATTTCCTACTTCTAACCGTGTTGCGGTTGAAGCGGATATTGGCAGGAGATTCAACATAACTACAGTTGGAGTCAATCAATCACAGCATGTAGACTTGACCCATACGAATCTTGGCGTTGTGGAAGTTACTGACGTTATAGATGATGGTGCTCATGTCGAAGTGCGCATTCCCACAGCTCATCGCTATGGTAACTTATAAAACGTAGGAGGAAATTATGCACTTTAGTATACAATTTCCTGAATTATTCAGGAAAGAAACCTACGCTGTAAACTTGGCGTTGGTTGAGGGTCGGCAATTAACGGATGTGTTCAAAGATACTATTCTTGCTTCACGTCCAATAGAAGGTGTTTGGGATAAGGAGTATTCAGTTGTTCCTATTGGGGAACTTGAAGGCAGAGAAGAAGGGGAGGACATCCCCCAGAAGAACATGACACCAGGGTATACGTGTTATGGTTCTATCAGCAATGAGGCTTCTGGTAAGGTCGGTCTGACCAAACTTCTAAAGCAACGCTCTAAAGAGTTCAAGGCTGCTGGAGGAGGCGTAGATGAGCCGAAATTTGCGGGTCATCTTGCTGACACAGCAAGTCGTGGATTTATTGTTCGGAGGAATCAGAGATTCCGCAAGTTAGCCTCTAAGATTTTCAATCTTGGTGCGATACAGGCGGGTAATGCTTTCTTCAACCATAGGGACCGTTGCAAGATGTCTGATGTGCCTGATAGTGACCTGATATATGATGGTTGTCCATTGTTTGCTATACCAGCAAACGCTCATCCATCGTATGCAGCAGGAGCAACAGTAGGGCCAGGGACTGCACCTGTAGGAAATTTTGTGGATTATCAAATGACCATGGTTGATACAGGAGGTTATTTTAATGCCTTCCGTTATCCGCCTGCTTATTGGGCATTAAAGAGAGTCGTGCAACATTTCTGTTTCAATATGCAGTTTGATGAAAATGATGAGAGAGAGGAAGACAAACCTGATACATTGCTTGTATCTTCATACAATGCAATGTCATGGATTGAAACTCTCAAGTCTCATTTCATTGAACCTACGGCTGCTGGCAATACCACGAACATTGAGAATATCTTCCAGATGGAAGATTTCAAGATGAACCTGGTTGCGTCTGCCGACTTAGTCAGAAACACATGGTATGTCGGTAAAGCCAAGAGTCAGGGTATTCTTCTTGAGGAACCAACGAAAGAGGAAGACCCATGGGCATATTGGAGAGATGAAAAGGATAGGTCCTATTGGATTTCCTTTGAAGATGATTGGGGCTTTATGATTCGGAATTGGAGACGATGGGTCGCTGGTGCTTATACAGCAGATGGCGAAACAGCTCCTACTTTCGGGGATATTGCTGAAACCGCATGGAACACTATGCCTGATGGCATTTAGTTTTCCGTGTAAAACTTTGGGGGAAGGTGCAGTCCTATTCTGCATCTTCCTTCATTAGGAGACAGCAGTGAAAAAGTCCCTTCTTGCCATATTCTTGTCATTATTCTTTTCTCTTCCTGCTGTGGGTGCTTGGGGTGATACCAAAATGGTCCGTAGTACGGATGGAGGAGACGAGGATAATATTGCAATTTTTGATGAAGAGAAGATAGAGGGTAAGCAATGGATTAAAGACAGTGGTATTCCCATAGGACAGATAGGGGAGGGAACAAACGCTTGGGGCTGGATAGGAATATATTCCAACTGTATTGTTTATGTATGTTCTCGCACAAACGAGTTTGACGGTTGGAGCAATGCTTGGGAGTGGGTAACTGATAATTCCAACGGGGTCGCTTTTGTTTTCTCTTGGACAAATCAGTTTGACAATTTCAGTAATGCTTGGGCATGGGTAGATAGCAACTCTAATGAAGTTGCTTTTGTTTTTTCATGGACTAATCAATATGGGAATTGGAGTAATGGCTGGGATTGGATAACTGATAATTCTAATTGTGTAGAGTATATGTGTTCAAGAACAGATGAATGGGACAAGGCTGTTATTGACGCAATCTTCGGGACAAACTGGATTGTTACTTGGTCTAATCAGGTTGCTCAGGCTGTTACCAATGAAGTAGACCCTGTGTGGTCGGGGGTAAGTAATCTTTACGCAACTACCAACTGGGTAATTTCTTTGGGTTATGTGACAGCGAATATAACCAATGGATTAGCAACAACAAACTGGGTCTTATCACAATCCTATGTAACTGCTTCTATTACGAATGGTCTTGCCTCAACAAATTGGGTAGTAGCACAAGGATATTCTACCGATACTACAAATGGCTTGGCTTCAACGAATTGGGTTATCTCTTTAGGATATGTCACATCATCTATAACAAATGGGCTTGCTTCTACTAACTGGGTAACGAGTCAGGGCTTCCTGACTGCGTGTTGTGATTGGTGGACAAATGCACCAGATACAGCAATTACGTTTCCCACGAACAGTTGGGTTGCTGGATATGTGCTGACATCAGATGATGGCACAAATTGGTATTGGGTTGTTCAGGCTGGTGTTGGAGGGGACACCAATGCAATTTGGGGAAATATTACTGGGACACTGGCTAATCAGTTAGACCTTGTCAGCACAGTAGCACACGCAGCATCTGCTCATAGCATTACAGCCAATGGTGGCTTTCAGGCAGGAACAGGTGCTTCGGCAATTTTGGGTGGTGCAGTTGGTAAAGCTGCTTCAGCAAGATGGGGCGGTGCAGTTGGGTCTAATGCTTCAGCACGTGATGGCGGTGCAGTTGGGTACAGTACTTCAGTAAATGAGGGTGGTGCCGTTGGGCGTAGTGCTAAAACCTCCGATGGCTTTGCTGGTGGAAAATATGCTTATGCTACAGATGATGGCACAGAAAGTGGCACTGGCATAGACGCTATTCAACTCGGCACAGGGGGGAATACTGTCCCAGGTACACTCCAAGTTTATACTCATCTGATTGTAGATGCTAATGGTAATGTTTATAAAGTCGCTATGACCAATGGTGCTTCACAGATGGCGGGAGCCAATATAGTATGGAATGCTGTAACAGGGCAGTTTGATGGCCCTGATGAAACTTTATGGGAAGTTGATGTAGGAACAGGCTGCACTCAATTAAAAGTTGCTGATGAGGTTAATATTCAAGACAGATTTTTCTATTTAGATACTGCTAAGGCAGTTAGATTGGTAGCAGTTGGGGGAAGCATACAAGTAGGCTTAGGTGCTGGAGAAACTTTAGATATGAATGTGCATAAAATAGAATGTGTGGTAGACCCTACTGCCGACCAAGATGCAGCAACTAAAAAATATGTGGATGATAATGTAATTGTTGCAAGTTATGCTTCTATAGGTATATGGGGGATGAATAGTGGTATGGAAGTTGTAATGTTAGCCAATGTCTTAACTACAGAGGTTGGATTTTGGAAAATGAATACGTCTGGTGAAATTATGTTGAGTGGAAATCAGTGGAGTGATAGTTTTTGGACTACTAATGTTTTGGGTGAAGTTATAATAAGGAATGTGCCATGAAAAAATTATTTTTGTTTTCTGTAGGAATCTGTTTTTCCTCTGTTCTCTGGGCAGGAACTATAAACCTCACTAACGATACTGTGTATGTAAAGACTCCTACAACTAATCCTGAAGCTGCCACAAAGAAATATGTGGATGATGTAGGTGCAGCGGCAGGGGCGAGCGACTGGGATATTCCGTTGCGGTTTGAAAATGTCCATACCACAGGCGAAACGCAGAATATCGCCGTTGTGCGGGGGACAACGCTGGACGTTGACGGCGGGGTGAATTGGAAAATGTACGACGCTTTTGCTTGCAGTGAAACATCAGCGCAGGAGGGGAAGGCATATGCTGGAATTACTATACCATACGACTATGCGGCTGTAACCAATCTGCGGTTTGGTTTTAAGCAAAATCAGTCAACGAACTATCCTGTTATCCTGAAATTCAGTCTGGTCGGTGACGATGCGAATTCGCAGACAGTAACGGGTACGGTTACAACGGCAGATACGCTGGAATATCATAACTGGGTGCCGGACGCTTTCCTGACGAACAGCGTAGGCAAGGGTGTACTTGTGAGAGCATATTGCAGCTTGCTATCAACAAATGCAAGCACAACAGCATATAGAGGAATCTATAAATGGACAAAATTACAAAAGTAATAATCCTTAATATCTGCTTTTTGGCGGGGCAGACACTTACACTTCCGAGTGCAGAAGTTGAAGAACTCCACAACGAGCGAGGATGCGTTTTGCGTGTGGGACGTGTGGGGTTCAGCAACAACACAAAAGCGTTAGACACAAGCGGACACGAGAACGATGGAGTGTTAAATGGCAATACCATAGCGTGGAGTTATTCAAAATCAGCTTACGCCATAAATGAGGATGGGAATAGAAATAATTGTTTGATAATTGGAACTGTTGACGCTTTGGATTATGCGAATACATTTGATTCTATAGATAAAACAATTACAGCATGGATATGGTTAGACACAGCATCTGTAACAACCTGGTATAATCCTGTTTTCTTCTGTTCTGATTCAGATGGTAGTCCCAGGATTCGCTGTTTTGCTTATATGAATGGGCGTTCTGATATGTTATTTAATATACAGGGAGATGGAGGGGCAAATTCAACGGCTTCATCATCGGGAAATGAAGCTACAACGGGAATATGGCATTTTGTAATCTGTGAAAGAGATGTAAGTGAAAATAAATCAACTATATATTTAGACAATAAAGAAATAGCGAGCGATACAACTGATGTTGGGACAATTAGTCAATTTACTTCAGATGATTATCCGAGAATAGGAGCCCCAACTCATCCCGCTATTGATCATTCTTTTGATGGATTTATAGGAGAAGTTAAATGGTATAATCGACTTTTAACCGCTACAGAAAAACATAAATCATATTTACAAGGAAAGGATAAACACAAATGAACTTAACACCCGAACAGAAAACGATACTCCGCAACTGGATAGCCACGCAACCCGACAAAGACGCCGGACGGCTGGCGACGAAGCTCAACGCCAAGCACGAAACTGGCAAAACTCCGCCGGATATGGTAGACGAACCCCGTCCCGCACAGCGTGTTGCCGACGAACAGGCGTGGCTGGCGGCAGGGCAGACAATGAAAGCCACAGTTGATTTAATCCAAGTAGCATTACGGTTGACAGGCGGAAGCGTGCCTATTGTAACAGGTGCAGAAACCGAACAGATAGATACGGGCAGTAAGCCAGTATATGGGCAGAGTATAGCCAAAGAATTAGACTTGCCAAACGGAATCTCTTGGAAGGATATAGAAGGATTATGAAACCAACAAA